TTGGCCAATCAATGCCAAACTGCTTTTTGTATTGTTGAAAAACATTAGTAGCCATAGCATATCAGACCTTTCCTTTTTCATTGATTAAATCAACAATTTTTAAATACTTTTGATAGGCATTTGGAAAATGCTTTTTGATAACTGCCAAAGATTCTGGATTATTAATAGTAGCACTGGAACATTCAGCAAAGAATTCTTTGTCTTGCATTCCATGGTACTTCCAATATCTTTTACCGTGTCCATAGCCTAATTGATATTTTCCTCCAGTTGTTGCTTCAACCATATCAGAAACATCAGTATAAGCCAACCAACCTTTGTCGTGAACTTCTTGATGCAGCTCGTCAAAGTGCAGCTGAGCGCCTAGGTTTCGTCTAGTAGCAAGAGTGAAAGTGCCATCCTTCTTATAACTCGATTTTACACCACCATAGTAGTAATCACTACTATAAGTGTGTGGATTAGCAACCTTCATTAAATCAGCTTTGGTATGAATATCTTTAACCAGATTTTCATTATAAGTCTGCCAATCTTTATCAGCATCGAAGGACAACCCTAACCGAGAAGCCATGCTTTCACCAGATCGATTAATAATTTCACCATTGAAAGCCCGGTCATCAATCAAATGCCCTAGTTCATGGTAAACGACATCAACTGGTTTTCTATCAAGGTTTTTACCGTCCATATTGATCACTCTAGTATTAAGAGTTACCCCTTTAGTACTTGGACGATAGAAACAACGTTCAGAACTATCTGTTTCAACTGCCTCAATCTTAAATGTTTTAGCATACTTACTGTACATCTTACGCAATGGTTCAGGCGCTTCATCCAGCCCTTTAGCAAATTGCAAAGCAACCTTTTTGCCTAACATTTTAACCATATCATCGTTAGTGTACTTGTTAAGTAGATCAGCGTCTGTATTCTCTTACACGACTGTTTCAGAAATCGAACACCGGCAATTAGGATGGACTGGAATTTCAGGAACCTTACTAATCTTGTAAATTCCTGGACCCCAGCCGTTGTCCTTACGTGCAATTGCCACACACTCAGCACAAGCTTTAATTTCTGCAAACCATTGGACGTATTCGTAGCCATTAGCCTTAATAGAATCCATTTGCGCTGAAAATTGAACCCGGGCTGATTCGGTCCGGGCAATTCTTTCAGTGACATAACGCTGATTAGTCACAGTAGTCTTAACTTGCTTCTTCAGCTGTGTGGCCATCTTACGTGGATTCTGGCCTTGAATGACTCCATTGAAGATAACAGCGTCTAGTCTAGCCTTCAATGCATCTTGATTAGCCCACAACCGATCTGAAAAGGTAGCAGAGTTGGTCTGTGCCATCACTATTTTAGCAACCTTAGGAGTTGTCCACATTGAAGGCTGAGCTGTGACTTCCATGATGCCAGCCTGCCGCTTGCACTCTTTGATGTAATCGTCAGATAGCTTAGCAGTCAATGCTTTATCCGTTTCAGTAGTCGCTTCTGTTAGATGCACACCAATCTGAGACTTAATCAGTTCTAACCGATTGATCCGCATGGTAGCGTTGTAAGCCCGCATTCGGTTGTTGACCGCATCAGACCAGTTGCCATAAGTTGGTGTCTTACCCTCAGCGCGCATTTGATTAGCTTGTTGAACGACATGCTTAGCTTCCCGTTCATAGGTTGCCATTTGGCCAGCAGTAACTGGCTGATAACCAGTATGATTGCCTTTATCATCGACAATCAGATTAGCATTTTCATCAATTGTACGATTGATCTGATCAATGGCCCGTTGATAGTAATCAGCGATCTCCTGATTGAACTTGGCGTCGTTGGCCAGGTTCTGCTTCATCCAGGCCGTCTCTTGCTGGCGCCTTTTCTTCCAGTAAGCCGTGTTCCTGTTTGCCATCGTCATCACCCTTTACTGCGTCAACTGCTGAGGCTTGGTTCTGAATTGCTTGCTTAACCTGATCTGCCTGCTCGTCCTTAATCCGTTGCATTTCGGTCTTTGGGTCATCCACACAAGAAAGAATGGACAGCTGAGTCTGCTTAGACACGATGCCAGATAGAGTAGAAGCAGTCTGTGCTTCATCAGCCAAGTTGTCAGGCAAGTTACGCTTAAATTGGAAGTTAAGGTCTTGCCAAGCGTTGACGTCATGCACGATTGCATCAGTACTGAACACGATCCGATACATTTGCCGGAGTGCTTCAGTAAACTTCCGCTCCTTGTTGCTAGCCATGTTGCGCATTGACAGCAGCTTATACTGCAAAGCCACACCCGAAGAATTACCGCTAAAGGCTTCGTCGTTCAGGTTTGGGACCATTGCTACTTGATAAATCAGTGCTACCAAACGGTCAATGATATGTTCCTGCATCGTGTCACCGTCTGGCTTACTGATGAAGTCTACTGTTGCGTTAGTAGCATCAGCGTCAGGAGAGTAAATCATCTGGTTTCCCAGCAGATTAGCATCTGGCAGACCGTCGCCGTCTTTGTCCAAGTCAATGCCCAGAATTTTCAAGTAAGCATTGTCGAAGTACTCAACTTGGTTGGCCTTTTGTGACAGTACCTTGTCCAGCGAGTTGATCAGCGTTTTAACGTTATCAAAGACCCCTTGACGTTCCTCATTACCATAAAATTCGACAGCTGGCACCATCTGATAGGGGTTAGCCTGGTCAGCGTCGCTCATTTGATCACCATCGAAGGTATCAGTATGATCGGCGTAGTAGATTGCTCCACATGTTCGACCACTTTCAGCGTCTTTCCAATAACGAACGAAGCAGTAAGGTTCTCTTGCCACTGTGTCGTCATAAACCATGAAGCCTTCGGTCGGATCCATGTAAGCAATCTTGGTTTGGCTGTCTTCATCCTGGTAAATAAAAGCAAACGAACGTCCGTAGATATCCGTTTGCTTGCTGATTTCACTGAGTTTGTCTTGAAATGAGTTATTATTGTTCCAGTCTTGCAGTGCGTCGTTGCTGGCATCATCGTCCAAGCTAATCTTTGGCGGAATGCCGGTGAAGAAACCATTGTACGTGTCCACGATATAGTGTGGAAGATTAGCTACCAGATGATTATCCGGGCCAAATTGTCGCCGTTGTTGATGAAGAATATCATGATCACCGGTGTACATCTTCATATTTTCCTGATAATTAGCCGTGTATTGCTGATTTCTAGCAATAAATGAATGCAAATCATTTATAGTTAGGCCATCTTCATCTTTGGGATAGACGAAGATATGACCATCAAGAATCTGGCCTTTGCTGTTTACTGATTCAACCATCTAGACACCTCCTAAATATAAATATTTTTCAAGATTGTTGCTTTCGGTGTACCCATGCCGTTAATCTCGTTTAACGCATACCGAATAGCATCAATCTCGTGATTATAAGCATCAACCGGCTCATTGGTGTATTCACCAGATTGCCGGTCTTTCTTATATGTGTAGTTTTCTAATTCTTCAATTGTCTTCACGCAACGATCATCAACCACTAAGTGATATTGCTGCATGAAAGCAATTCCCTGCACAATGCTATCTTTGCCTTTCTTAGCTGGACGAATACGATAGATACCATCGCGTTTAATTTCAGCAATCGACTTCGGTTCGGCTGCATCAGCGGTAATGATTTCCTTGGAATAGCCAAGCTGTTTAATCACTCTCGCAATATCGGAGTTCAACATACCGTGCTTGGCGTATTCTTCCATGACGTAGATAATGTGATTATCCTGATCAACTTTCACGTGCATAAACGCCGTTTCGTCATTCGTATAACCGAAGTCCAAACCGAAATAAGACGGTAGATCAGCCAAGGTGCGGCTATTTAATCGTCGCTTATTAAAGTCCGGGAAAACTAGCTTATCCAGCGTTGCAAACTCGCCCAAAGTGTAGATCTTGTAGTAAGCAGGGTTTGTCTGCTTCAAGTTCTCAATCGTTTCGATATTGTCTTTATCCAGAAAGCAATTATCTTTGTAAGTTGATTGGTGAATAATCACCCGACTGTGATCAACCACCGCATCATCAGCAAACCACTGCTTGTAAGTCCAGTTCAGCTTACTAACAGGGTTAAACATGCAAAACAGTTGCCGTTGCTTATGCTTTGGTTCACGCAGCCGCAGAGTGAGTTGTGTAAAGTCATCCTGATTAAATTCCGACGCTTCTTCCATTACCACATCGGACAAGCCCTTAATCGACTTAATCTTTTCTGGGTCATCCATTCCCTTAAACAAGAAAACCGCGCCATTCGGTAAATGAATGGTACGGTTTGATTTATTGACCCGACACAGTGGCAATAGCTTCCAAGTTGACAGGCAATCAAGCACATCTGTAAAGATAGAGTCTTGAATGGTTCGATCAACCTTTCGCAACCACAGCACTTTACGAGGATGATTCCATGTCTTGAGTGACTTGAGGACTACTTTTTGAACTACACCATGCGATTTGCCAGAACTGGCACCGCCGTAAGTCAGTACCAAACCTCAATAAAATGGTCATAGTCAAACAAGTTATCAAAGATCTGCTTGTTGAAAACATTTTGTGGTTTAGGAAAGTTCAATTTGAGGGTTGGCACGGTATCACCTTCTTCTGCCTGGACCATAAATATCCCTTGAACGATTTAGTTTCACCATAGCAACAACGATAAACACTTCTCTTTTCAAGTGTTCGTTAGTCGTCATCATACTCACCCACACCAATATCGATGTCTAGGTTGCCAGAGACTTCCTTTCGGTCTGTCCAAGCACCATGACGTTTACCAATCAGTTCAGCAGCTTTGATTCGGTCTTTAGCACCCACTGGCACATCATCATAAACGCCCTTTGCGGTTGCTACTGCTTCGGTCTCATTTCCCAGCATGACCGAAGTAAGGTACTCCATAACATCGGTCATCGTCGCAATCTTATGAGACTCAATTTGAGCATTGCGTTCGTCGATAGCCGTTTTAACAACAGGTTTTGTAAGGTTTTCAGCGCCCATCTGCTGTGCAGTCTTTTTAGAATACCCAGCTTTGATAGCAGCCTGAGTGGCATTACCTGAAATAATGTACTCATCAACAAACCGCTGCTGCTTTTGTGTTAACTTTTGAGTAATGCTACTCACCACCTTTCATAAGTTAATGCGCAATCTCGGATTCGAACCGAAACGGTTACCCATACTGGCATTAAGGTTTGACCCGCCGGAAAACCAAACTTGCGCAAAATAAAAAGCCAGCTGAAAAGCTGACTTATAGTTAGTTGTTGCTCTCTGAATTTTTATAATCACTATTAAACTTAAAATTAATGAGTAATAGCATTTGCACGAAGTCTAAAATACGCTGTGCATCATCTTTATTTTTAGACGTCTGATTATGGGTTGCGCTATTACCTTCAGTTCTAATTTTATCTATCCAATCTCGGCTTTTTTCAGGAACATATCCATTGTTAATTAAATAATCCACATAGTGGACAAAACTATCACCGTCCTTAGCACCATAATAGACAGCAACATTTGCTAATATTTTTCGACAAATTAAAATAACACCGGTAAAAGCTCCGACT